GAAGTTTGGCGAACAGGCAGAGATGGTTGCTCGCAAAATGGTAGAAAGAATGGCTCCACAACAACAAGATCCGCAGATTGCAGAACTTGCTCGTATTAGAGAACTTGCAGGCTATTAAAATTTAATATCAACCAGATCGGGCACTTAGGTGCCCTTTCTTTTGGCTAAATTGATTGTCAACTAAATGATGGACTACCGCGTTATATATATGTAGGGGTAGAAATTCCTACTTAACCAAAAGGAAAATTTGAAATGAAATCAGCAATCGCAATCCTCGCTACCGTGTTCGCAGTGTCAGCATTTGCACAAGCACCTGCCAAGAAAGAAGAAGCCAAGCCAGCAGCACCTGCCGCTACAGCAAGTGCTCCAGCACCAGCTAAGGCTGAAGTTAAGAAGGAAGAGAAAAAGCCTGCAAAAAGTGACAGTGCAAAGAAAGACGCACCTAAAGCAGACGCCAAGCCAGCCGCTACGCCAGCAAAGTAAATTTGATTTAGAAGATAGTGACCTCATAATAAACGATGAGGTCACTTATGGTCGTAATCGACGAAGTCAGGAGTTTGGTAAAGTCATCGAAGATGATTTATCGGACTATGTAAAGTTTAGATTATGGCTATCTAGACAAATAGCATTGGCCAAATATAGAGAAGCCCACGGTTAAGCCCTGGGCTTTTTTATTGGCAAAATAAAATCAAAAAACTAACAGATAATCATTGACCTTGCTAAATAAAAAGCGCATAATAACATATGTGCATAAGGCATACAAACATTTTAGGCATAACATAGGAGGCATTTAAAATGGCAACATTAGCAGAAATTCGTGCGAAACTTCAAGAAGCACAATCAAAGTCCACAGGACAATCCACCGGCGGTGGAGACAACGCAATTTACCCACATTGGAATATGCAGGAAGGCAAGGAAGCAGTAATTCGCTTACTACCCGATGGCAACTCTGCCAATACATTTTTCTGGGTAGAACGTGCAATGATCAAATTGCCGTTTGCAGGCATCAAGGGTGAAACAGATTCACGAGCTACACAGGTACAGGTTCCTTGTGTAGAAATGTACAACGACGGTACAGCCTGCCCAATTCTTACAGAAGTTCGTGGCTGGTTTAAAGACAAGGCTCTGGAAGAAATGGGTCGTAAATACTGGAAGAAACGTTCATACATCTTTCAAGGCTTTGTGGTAGAAGATCCTATCAAGGAAGATAGAATTCCAGAGAATCCTATCCGTAGATTTATCATCGGTCCTCAGATCTATCAAATCATTCGTTCAGCATTAATGGATCCAGAGTTGGAAGAATTGCCAACTGACTATATGCGTGGCGTTGACTTCCGTATTGCTAAAACTAGCAAAGGCGGTTTTGCTGACTACTCTACATCAAAGTGGAGCCGTCGTGAACGTGCAATTGCTGATGCAGACAAGGCAGCTATTGAGCAGTTTGGCTTGCACAATCTCAGTGATTTCTTGCCCAAGAAGCCCACTGACGTTGAACTCAAGGTCATGAAAGAAATGTTTGAAGCATCAGTTGACGGTGAAGCATATGACATGGATCGTTGGGGTCAATACTTCAAGCCAGCTGGTATGGGTCAAGCTACAGGCGATCCCAACAAAGCTGCCGCACCACGTGCCGCAGCAGCCGCTCCAGTGGCAGCAGTCCAAGAAGATGCTCCTTGGGAAGAACCTGCTACTCCGGCAGCCAAGCCAGCACCAGCAGCACCCGCTGGTGAAAGTGCAAGTCGTGCGCAAGATATCCTTGCCATGATTCGCAATCGTCAAAAGTAATTAGACTAAACATAGAGTGTGAGGCAACTCACACTCTATTTCTCAATAAGGCAAAAAATAATGGCAAAAGCATTTGATATTTCTAAATTTAGAAAGTCAATCACTAAATCTATTGACGGTTTAAGTATTGGCTTTAACGACCCAACAGACTGGGTCAGTACAAACAACTACGCATTAAACTATCTTATCAGTGGATATTTTGATCGTGGTATTCCCCTAGGCAAAGTAACTGTATTTGCAGGTGAAAGTGGTGCAGGTAAAAGTTTTATCTGTTCAGGTAATCTAGTTAAAAACGCACAGGCACAGGGCATTTATCCTATCTTGATTGATACAGAAAATGCGCTCGATGAAAAATGGTTACACGCTCTCGGAGTTGACACAAGTCCAGACAAGTTGTTAAAACTTAACATGGCCATGATCGACGATGTGGCAAAGACCATAACAGAGTTCATTGCAGAATACAAAACAATGGATGAAGCAGATCGTCCTAAGATCTTGTTTATCATAGATTCATTAGGTATGCTGTTGACACCTACAGACGTTAATCAGTTCCAGGCAGGTGATATGAAAGGTGATATGGGCCGTAAGCCTAAAGCACTGACAGCATTGGTTCGTAACTGTGTCAATATGTTCGGCGCCTACAACATTGGTATGGTGTGTACCAATCACACCTATGCTAGTCAAGATATGTTTGATCCAGATGACAAAATTTCAGGTGGTCAAGGTTTCATCTACGCCAGCTCTATTGTGGTCGCTATGCGCAAGTTGAAATTAAAACTTGATGCTGATGGCAATAAAACTACAACTGTACAAGGTATTCGTGCAGCTTGTAAGATTATGAAAACTCGTTATGCCAAGCCGTTTGAAAGTGTACAGGTTGAGATTCCTTATGAAACAGGTATGAGTCCATATAGTGGATTGGTTGACTTGTTCGAAGCCAAGGGATTACTCAAGAAAGAAGGTAACAGCCTTGTATACACTACCAAGGACGGCGAGATCATCAAGCAGTTCCGCAAGGCCTGGGAACGCAATGAGAAAGACGGACTAGACATTGCAATGGCAGACATTTCTAAACACGGTGAAATTTCCACTTCTGAGATAACTAGTATAGTTGAACCAGACTTGGAGGTCACTGAATGAAAGAAGATTTAATTGCAGATATTTGGACATTGGTGCTAGAACATATTCCTGAGAAACATCGCAAGGATGTGGCAGCAGATTTTGTAAACACATTGATGGATTATGGTATCAAAGAAAGTGTGCTTGACAGCCTCAAAGGAGTTGACTCATATCTTGATGATGCAATTAATTATGTCATCGATGGTGAAGAAATCGAGGATGACGAGGACAGCTACGAAGATGAGGAATAAATGAATTGGTACGATCGTGTTTCTAAAGATATCTCAAATATCCCAGATGCTGTGGCCTATTATGAAGCTGAATTGATTCATGCAAAACAAGATGTCCGTATAGCGGGAAACATCGAGAAAGCAAGTTCGCAAATGCCCGGCATAGTAGAAAACCGATTTAACCAACTTCAAGAAATTGAAGGTATTTTAGAATATCTCAATATTGAACTTCGTAGACTTCGTAGTCAACACTTTCGTAAATATCTTGAAAGTTATCAACGTGCTTTGAGCTCTAGAGACTGTGAAAAGTTTGTAGAGGGTGAAGCTGACGTTGTAGATTTTGAAAAGATCATTAATGATTTTGCTTTACTTAGAAACAAATGGTTGGGTATCATCAAGGCACTTGACCAGAAACAATGGCATCTCAGCAACATTGTAAAACTACGAGTATCTGGACTAGAAGACGCCAGTCTTTAAATACTGTATAATATACGCAGATAAATATCTGCATGAAAATTGTTTTAATCACTGGTGGATTTGATCCCCTACATTCCGGCCACATTGCCTACTTCAAATCTGCAAAAACTCTGGGTGACATGTTAATTGTTGGATTAAATTCTGACGATTGGCTTGTTCGTAAAAAAGGTGCTGCCTTTATGCCGTGGAACGAACGACTTTGTATTATTAATAATTTATCAATGGTCGACGAAGTTTATACCTTTGATGATGATGACGGATCAGCAAAACATTTTATTCAACAAGCAAGAGCACATTACCCCGATGCTGAATTAATATTTGCCAACGGGGGTGATAGAACCAAGGATAATATTCCAGAAATGGATGTTATAGATGCTAATTTATCATTTGTGTTTGGTGTCGGCGGTGAAGATAAAAAGAATTCTAGTTCTTGGATATTACAAGAATGGAAAGCGCCTAAGACCGGGAGGGCTTGGGGATATTATCGAGTATTGCATGAAGTTGACAACCATGTCAAACTTAAAGAACTCACGGTCAATCCCAAAACTTGCCTTAGTATGCAACGTCATCAAGATCGTGCAGAACATTGGTTTGTGGCCCAAGGTACAGCCACAGTCTATACTATAGATCAAAGTTCAGACATGGATCTATTAGGTGAATATACACAACATCAACACATACATATCAATAGAACCCAATGGCATAAGTTATGTAATGAAACTGATCAACCCTTGCGAGTTATTGAAATACAGTACGGCGAAAATTGTGTAGAAGAAGATATAGAACGAAAATGAAAAATTGGATCTTCTTGAGCAAAGACGGACAGGATCAATACATTGCTAAACTTGCGGCATCTTGTGGTGGAAAGATTGTTTCAACTGACGATTTTGTCTATAGTGATTCCTCTGAGCCTATAATACTCAGAGGGATTTTAAAACATAAAATTATGAAACAATGCTGGAACGACAGTAGAAATTTCTTTTATATGGATACTGGATATTTCGGTAATGATGCAACATCAACTAATCCCAATGGATGGAAATACTGGCATCGAATAGTAAAAAATGATTTGCAACACGGAGAAATTATTCCGAGACCTGACGATCGATGGAAGAAATTCAACAAGACTATTGAGCCTTGGAAGAAAGACGGAAGGAAAATCATTGTTGCAAAGCCAGATGAAAAACCTTGCAAATTTTACGGCATTGATCTTGATCAATGGACTGTTGATACTGTAAACACAATTAAAAAGTACACAGACAGACCTGTAGAAGTTAGAGAACGAGCACCAAAGAGAGAAGATAGAATACTAAGCAGGCCTTTAAAAGAAGCATTAAAAGATGATGTATTCGCACTAGTAACATACAATTCAGTAGCAGCCACTGAAGCCGTAATGAATGGAATTCCAGCTTTCACACTTGCCCCCTGCAATGCTGCAAGCCCGGTGGCCAGTCAAGATTTAGCAAAGATTGATACGCCATACTATCCGGATGCAGATAAATTATACGCATGGGCCTGTCATTTAGCCTACGGCCAATTTCATAATTCAGAATTGATATCCGGCACAGCATTAACAGCACTAACAGAACTATAATTAAGGAACCATATGAAGATTTTTGTCGGATACGACCCAAGAGAAGATATTGCATATCGGGTCTGTGAATATAGCATTAAATCTAGACAGCAAAATGCAGAGGTGATTCCTCTAAAACAAAATCAACTTAGAGAAGAGGGACTGTACACACGAGAAATCGATCCGTTAAGTTCTACAGAATTTACCTTTACAAGATTCTTAGTACCACATCTAATGAATTATCAAGGTTGGGCAATTTTTATAGATTGCGATTTTTTATGCCAAGTTGACATAGAAGAAGTTTTCAAACAGGCTGATGATAATTTTGCAGTAATGGTTGTCAAGCACGATTATACTCCAGAAGAAGGCGTAAAGATGGATGGCCAACGCCAGATGCCTTATCCAAGAAAAAATTGGAGTTCTATGATCTTATGG